GTTTAGGCATTTAAGTCTATTTGCTGCTATGTTCTTTAAGCAACGGGATAAACTCTTGGAGCTCTTCCTTGGTCTGTCTTGTAATGTCCCTAGGTGTAGTCTACTTGCATGGTCAAACATAGTCACCGCTACAATGCGTTGCACAATATCATCATACATGAATGGAACCTTTCCCTCAGTACGTTCTTGGTACTTGTGGATGTGGTTTTCATCTGTGGTAATGAAATCTATATGTGCATATGCATCAGCGAGAGCAGCTCTCATATTTGATGGAACACTTAACATTGTGAATTCCCTTGCGAATGGGTTCATTTCCAGTTTACTGTTGAGGACAGCAATTTTTCGAGTTCGTTGATCACAACGGCCTTTGAAACCTAATGCACCTCCGATAACAGGTCCTATGAATGGAACCTTATAATCTTTGCATCGATTCACAATTACCTGGTGTTTCTCTTTGAAACAACGTAGTAAGCGTTCTGCTTGCCACTGTTGTACCATATGAGATGCCTCTGCTGCTTGTGCGATCTTCTCTATTAAAGTCCTCTTTTGGGAAGATGATCCTGTGACGTTACTAAGTTTGATTGCTTGCACCCAGTGACAATGCTTTCCTGTAATGCAGTAAATTTTACCACAGAAAACAAAGCCATGTTCTGCTGTATGAGTCTTAGTCATGTTCAATGTAAAACCGACGGAATGGCATCGGCGTACATATGCGTCCCAGTCCTCTGGTGTACAGTATGTTGCCATATCATCACCATACACGATAGTTCGTCTGATTCCCTTTGGTTGCATAGCGTTCACGCAATATAAGTGGACAATATTCAGAATTGCGAATGATAGTGGGAGACCTAATAGGGTACCGGTAATGTTCTTACCAACCTTTTTATATCTCACATCATGAACATCCGATTCTGGATCTCTTATGTATAAATCCATGGGTTCAACAGTTCTTCGAGCTGCTTCGTGTTGTTCTTTGTTCCAATTAAGAACTAGTGATAATGCGTCTACTACCCTGTAGATGACGTCTTTCCGTATTGTATCTGTACTTTGATTCATATCTGTGGAGTAAAAGTGTCTTTCAATGGGACGTTTTCTGTCTCCATAAAGTCGACTGGCATTGTAGCTTGGACGATTTTCATATTCACCTTTAAGTGCTGGGTGCCTTTTGAGAATGCTGATAACTTGGTCTCCTAATGGACCTGCATTAGCATTCGTTGCTATATCCGCAACGTTTGCGACTCTATATTTGCCGCCCTTCTCTGGAATTACGTTTATTCGTGATTTTGGGAGGTTATAGGCGAGAGTTTTGTAGAGACAAGCCCACGTTTGTTGTGTGGAGTCTCCTTTTTGCAGTCCTATTAGTGTGGTTTCTGACAGTGGTTTGGTTCTTC